TCAACATCAGAGATAGCGATAGAGGCTTTATGAAACACCCAGTTGTTTTTATTTTTATCTCCTTTGATAAATTCCATAAAGAGATAAGGAAAGGATTGAACCTGTAGCTGCCCTGTTTGCTGATCCGGTTGGACATGAATAATAACAGGGTTGTTTAAGGTGATTGTGGTATCGTTCTCATCGGTGATTTTACCAACAACAGTACGACCAATAGTATCTACAATACATTTAATATCTGACATATACCTATATTAAGTTATAAATTAATTTTATCAACTATATTTTTCGCTTCTTCTAAAGATTCTGCTGCTTGTTTAGAAAGGTATGTAGATTTATCAGAAGCGTGCTCCAATGTATCCTTGTAAGTAAAGATAGCTTGTCTAATTGCCTCGATTTGAGGAGATGCAATCTCACCAGTACCATCATCTGTACCATTTATTACATTTTTGAAAATGGATAATACTGTTCTAATACCGTCAATTTTACCTCTATTAAATGCAGGGTGTGCTTTCGGTGTATTATCGTCTTGCGGGCGATCTAAATAACTTTCAGACATAATTTATTTTATTTACTAAACAGATCGAATAATTCCACCTGTACATTTTCTGCAGGCTTACGTATAGTCCATTTTACATTTTCATAAAATCTCTGAATAGATTGAAAGAGGATTTTCTCAAACATCTTATCATAATCTGGTTTGAAAATTTCATTAAACTCTGAAGGATGTTCATGCTTAAACCCGATACTTTCTAAACCGAACTTATTAGGTTGTTCGACATACATATATCTAACCTTATCACCAGAACTAATCGATTCATAGCGGTTGCCTGTTTTTAGTTTATCCAACATCAGATTGTAAAAATAAGCAGACTTAACATGAATAGGCATTCCTTTTGTAGTAGTAAACTCGTTACACTGCACAGCATATTTTTCGTAACTTTTTACTCCCATAACAAAAGCCATATCTTCTGGTGAAAGTGTCTTAAACACTTTATATGTCTCATTCAGTACATCGTTAGTCTTAGCCAATGACTGGGTTGAGAGCATTGTTTCAATAATCTTCTTAGCGTACGGCTTAATTGCATTAGGCATAGTCGTTCTAACAACTTCAACACCAGTATACTTAAACTTATTCTCTTTGATACCTTCATCGTCGAGTATATGCATTACGTATCGTTTCTTTTGAAGGAAGACTCCAACATCAGCTATACATTCTCGCTTAAATACAAAGCGTGGATCTTTAGTTAGTAAAGCTTTTCGAGCCCATTCGCCGATACCCTCGTTAAGTTTATCTTCAATACGCTGAATTTCATCATACGTTTCTTGATGTATTAGACCCTTCTCTTCATCTTCAAAAAACTTAATACCATTTTCAATTAAGGGCGATATTGAGATATAAGATGAGTCGGTATCGTTATAGATAATGCATTCCTCAAGCTCATGATCGCTAATATCTCTATCAATATTTTCACTAATATACTTTTTAAGCTGTTTATTGGACTCTTTAATAACAGCTTGCCCCGTTAGAGTTACCGACGAGGCAATATCATCATCACCAATAGGCGCATTCTTATTACCCATATACCCATAACAACTATTGACAAGAATCTTAATAACCATCTGTGAGGTATTAAGACGTTCGACCTCGTATTTAAGCTCAATATTATCTGGGTCCTTTTTAAGAGCCTGCTTACATTTGAATAGCTTCTTCTTAATTTTTACGCGTTGATTATAGTAGTATTCTAGGAACTCCGGTATGATACCTTTCTTCTTTTGACTAAATAAGAAACCGGCTTTTGAGAGCGCGCACTCCTCAGCCTTAACAAACTTTACGAAATCTGGTTTAGTTAGTTCGAATAACTTACCCGTCACATGCTGGATAGTAACCTTATCATCAGTAGTTTTTTCGATTTTACCTATCTTAGTTTCAGGCGACGTATTCAAAGATATCATCACATTAGGATATAGAGAGTTAGCGTCAAACGATACTACATTTTTCTTAAATCCACGTTTAGGTTCAGCAACATACGCACCAGGATTCTTCCCTGTATCTGCATTTCGTAAGAAGGTTGAGATAATTTCACCTCTCTTACGAGCTCTTATCGTAAGAGCACCATTAATAACTTGAATAGTACCCATAGCGCCTTCAAGTGTAGTTAGACCTACATACGAGAGCATTCTAAGTAAAGGTATGTATTGAAGTTTTTCTTCTAATCGTACAAGCAAGTTAACGTCTTGAATGTTGTAATCAATAAAGGTGTTCCAATCTTCATCTGCCAGCTGGTGCAGACTCATACCTCCGTAATCAATTTTATTTTCACCAAGCTCTATCTCACCAATAGCATCTAGCTTATATGACTCTCTCAACTTAAGACAAAACCGTCTATATACATCAAGGTAGTCAAGACAAGCGATACCATCTACATAGTATCTCTTTTGATCTCTACCAAACTTACCCTTCACTGCTCTAAAATGAACGTTCTTAAGCGGTGAGAGACGATTAACATAGTCTTGACCTAGTACTCTCTCCATCCGATTAATAATATACGGTATATCAAAAAACTCAGAGTTCCACCCGCTTAGAATATCTGGAAAGTCCGTTTCCAGATATTCAAGAAACTTAACAAACATAGCCCGTTCATCTCTACAATGAACATAGATAAGATCGTCTCTACCTTTACCCGTATATTCTTTTATACCAAACGTATGAAACTTTTTTGTAAAGTTATCCCAGCAAGTTATAACATTTACAGTATGGGTTGGGTTATCCACGTCAGGAAAACTATCAACTGAATATGTCTCGATATCTAAAAAGCAGTACTTTATAGGTGTAGTATTAAATTCCGGTTTTTCATTCTCCTGCCAGTAGGAGTCTAACAAAAATTGTTGAACCGGAGGGCAGTTCTCAAACACTCTCTTAAGACCAGAATCTTGAAGAAACTTATATCTATTATAAGCAGTATTAAACTTCTTCTTCTTTACTTTAGTTCCGAAAATGGAAGTCTTATCACCTCTATTATCTTCTAAATAAAGGTATGGCTCGAATGAGCACTCAGTAGAAATACGCTTACCATCTTGATCCCAAGTAAACAACGTGACGGTACTTTCTCTACCGTTATAAACAACATTTCTATACATCTCTAATACTATTATACTAGAGTTCCTTTTTTAGGCAATGAACAAACCTTACTATGAGTTCCACTTTTTAAGATATTGTCTATCTGGTGAACCATACGGAGTAGTAAGAGCTTCAATATGAGCTCCTATGTTATCAGGACTTTCTAATATACGCTTGTTAGCAATATCTCTCAATATAGATACGTTCTTATAATACTTAGTACGATTTTTCCAATTAAGTATACTCTCTATTTTGTGTTCAAACTCTTCAGGTGTTTTGAATCGTAAATTACCAGGAGCTGAATAGTAGGTATCCATATCTTGACATAAGCAAGGTATTCCAAGAGTACAAGCCTCTATAAATTTAATATCAGACTTAGCTCTATTAAAGTTATTTACTTCGAGCGGGGCAACCATCAATTGCGGATTAAGATTAGCTATAAAATGAGGATACTCTAAAAGATTTTTCCATGGATGGAATTCGATTTTACCGGTCCTAACTAAATCCGCTAAAGGTGGAGGAAAGGCTCCAACAAACACCCATTGGTACTTGTTTACAGTCTTTCTTATAACGTCAAGAACTTCAGACATATCATCTTTACCACCTGTTTTGTTATCTACGTCATAATGCGCGCCTGAGCCCGTGTACAGTATCCTAGGCTTCTTTTTATTTGTATCAAAACTACTCTGAACTTTATTGCGGTTAAAGAGATGACCCATCCAAAAATTAGGTACGAAGTTAGGTATCACAGTAATATTCTGTTGACCAGTTTTTTCAATGTATAGCCTTCTCATAAAGTCACAAGTAACTGTAACCTCGTCAACCATATTAATCATATCAATACAGTTCTGCCTTACTTCATTATTATCAAAAGCAAACTTAAATTTATTATAGTCTGGAATCTCTTCCCTAAAAACAACATCATCTACTTCATAAATAATTTTAAAATCGTGCTCCTGTTGAATCTTTTTAAGATGCTCCAAAAATTGTTTTTGAGAACCTGATGCCTGTCTCTGTAATTTTACAGCTTTTACTTTTTCGTACCACCTTGGATCGGCAACCATAGCTGTAGTTGATTGCGACATACCACGACCAGTACTATTGATAACTTGTTCAGGCCACAATATACGCCAATGGCCACAACCTGAGTAATCAGCTAGATAGTTAATAAATCTAGGTAATGTTTCTTCTTTAGGGCGAGGCTGTTTAGGGGCCGCAGACCTTTGAATAGGTGCTGGAGGAAATGGAGATGCAAAAGGAACTCCAAATGGCTGTCTACTAAGCATATAATATATATAGGTTACTTTTCAATATAATCTACTCTCTTTGTTATACCGTTTTCCTTTACCAAGTAAACAACCTCACCTGTTACAGCTTTAATTGATTCTTTTCGGTGTGATATAACAATCGAACACTCGTCGAGTTCCTCAACTCTATCTTGAAGTATTTGGGTTATAAGCTCTATACCTTTCTCATCAAAAGACGAATCGAATAGTTCGTCATATATCGCAATATTGTATTGTACACCTCCTTGTAAACGGCGAATATCAGAAAATGTAAATAGACATGCTAGATCAATTGACTTACGTTCTGCTCCAGAGAAGTTAAAATAAGAACATAGCTTATTTTTTTCATTAAGAATTTCTTCTTCAAAATACTCGTTAAAGACACATATCGAATTCGAATCCAATCTCTTAAGATAGTGTAATAATTTACTATTAAGCAATTCTAATAGTTTGTTTACAATATACGACTTTACTCCTTCTTCCGAAACAACATATTTGACTATATCAAGCTTAGATATAGCGTCTCTATATTCCTTAACCTTAGTTTCTAAATCAGTTAAGCGTATTTGCGTATCTTCAATAATTTTATCAAAATCTGTTTCAGTACTATTAATAGTCTCTAGATCTACCTTTAACTCAGTCTGCCATTCGTTAAGCTGATTAATTCTATCGTTAGCATTTTGCTTCTTTTGAAGAGTTACCTTATTATCAGCTAATTTGTTATTATACTGAGTTATTGATGTCTGTATCTTCCTCTTTACTTCACGAGCTTTATCTAGGCTAATTGTAACCTCTTTTATATCTCGAACCATCCGCTCAATCGTTTCTTTGAGCTTTTTCTTTTCTTCAGCAATTTTTGTTGTATCATGATCTTCGATCGGACGTAAACAAACTGGACACATATCTTCATCCGTCCCAATTTTTTTATACTTCTCTTTAACATGACCTACTTCTGATTTTGCGGAGCTTATCTCCTCAATATATTTATCTATTTTATCCTCACACTCAACCAACTTACCCTTATATCTATCTATACTTTCGCTTACCTCTTTAACATCGACTTCTTGTAAAGAGGATATATGCTTTTTAAGTATATCTAACTCTTTTTCATTATTAGCCTGTCTCGTTGCGTAGAGTTCCTTTTTATGTTGACGCTTTTGTAGTAACTTTTCCTTTTGTGTATTGTAATTATTAAAGCTAGTATTTACCTCATCTAATTTAGTAACCTCTGTATCATGATCTCTCTTAACTTCGTTATATTCAGATCTCAATGCAGATAGCATTTGACTAAAAACCTCCATACCAAAAATATCTTCAATAAACTTTCGTTTTTCAACTTTATTTTTAGCCATAAAGGGTATTGCGTTATTGACAGTCATAATAACGCAGTTTTGAAAAATAGCAGGTGATGCACTTAAGACATCGCATATATATTTGTTTGTATTACTAATACTATCCCGTGTCTTATCGAT